ATGACCCAAGTGGAAAATATTTAATTTCTGAATTGATTCACAGAATTGGTCGTCAGGAAGCTCAAACAGAACTTACATTAGTTCGTGATGTTTTTTCACCAACAGATAATGCTTAAATAAAAGAAACAGGAGAATCAAATGAAATCAATCGAAGACCACATTGAATATGATAAGAAAATCGCTGATGACCCACAGGCAAATCCAGCAGCAAGAAGACATGCAAAAGAAGAATTGCATGAGTTAGAAGAGTATGTAGAACATCACAAAGAAGAAATTGAAGCTGGAGATCATCATGATCCCAATGCTTTAGAACTATTTTGCGATATGCATCCAGATGAACCTGAGTGTTTAATTTACGACGATTAATTAGATGCTTAATCCATATTCAACTAACTTCATAGGAAAAGACCCAATGCATTGGTGGATCGGTCAAGTTACTGATCCAAAGAAAGGAAAATGGGAAGCATTATTAGAAAGATTTCAAGCTAACGACCCAGATAAAGCGGACATCTACTCGCATAGAGTTCGTGTTCGTATTGTTGGATATCATGGTGATGATGCTGACTTACCAGATGAGGATTTACCACTTGCACATGTTCTTTTGCCTCCTAATACCACAGTCACTGCTGGCACAGGGCCAACATTGCAGTATCAAGGTGGAGAAGTTGTGGTTGGATTTTTCTTTGATGGTGAAGACGGACAACAACCAGTGATTTTTGGAACTTTATTTAGACAACCCTACGTTAAGGATAGAATAACTAAGGGAGAATTTGATGCGTTTAAACAAACATCTTTCAAACCATACACTCCACCAGCAGCTAGACAAAATGCTGGAGGTCATCAATTTGGTCAAGGAAATTCACCAGTTGAGTTTGCTCAAGGTGGTGGTGAAGTTGTAGAGGCGATTTCAAATAAGAAAAAAGAATATCTTTCGGATGATTCAAGTTCTAATTATACCGCTTGTGAAGATAATGAAATATCCAAGATAAGTGGTGCATTGAAAGAATTTAGTAAAAAGTTACAAGTTCTGGAATCATTGAATACTGCTGACGTTTTCTCTAATCCAGTTTACGGCGGCATCGTTGACATGAAACAGGAGATACAAATAACTTCTAATAAAATTCAAAACTCAATGACAAATTTGATTCGTCGTGGTCGTTCTTGGGTGATACAGGAAACTTTAGATAAAATGTCAACAACTTTGTCTGAAAAAGTACCAAAACCAAATCAGGCTCCTACCGCTGAAGCCATGAGTGCATTAACTAACACAATATTCTGTAACTTTGAAAAAATACAAGATGAATTGGGAGATTATTTAAATAAAAGTTTAGAAAATATGTTAGGTTCACTTTTAGATGTTCCCATTTGTGGTATTGAAAACTTTTTAGGTGATATGTTTGGACAGATTAACAATATTTTAGATACAAATCTTGGAAGTATATTTAATCAATTAAATGCAATTCAAGGTGGTGGCATCGCACTTCCAAGTAAAACATTTACGAAAGCAATTAAGTTTACAAATATTATTACAAATGTTTTGGATTGTGATAGACAACAATGTCCAGAAAATAATACATTCTCTCCTAAAAATGGATATGTAAAAGATTTAGAAGATAGTTTTGACAATATAATTGGTAACATGGGATTAAGTTCTTTGGCAGACCCTCTCTTGGATAAGATTGATAATGCAATTCCAGCATCACCCTCAAAACCAGATTGCAGCACTAACGTGCTTCGATGTGGCCCACCAAGAGTTGACTTCATTGGTGGTGGTGGACAAGGTGCAAGTGGTAGTGCGATTGTAAATACTCTTGGACAGGTGATTGGTGTTGCAATTAGTGATGGTGGATTTGGATTTACGGAACCACCTCTACTTACTTTCTTTGATAGTTGTGAAAATGGTTTTGGTGCTGGGGGTTTTGTTAGAATCAAGGATGGTTCTGTTACAGATGTTATAATGTCAAGTCCTGGCCAACAGTATCTACCGAACACAACAGAAACAACTCTCAATGAGGATGGAACTCTAACCGAGAAAGAAATACTTCCAGATCCAAATGCAAATTATGATGGAGAGGTATCATATGTAACTTCTTTATCTGATGTGGTTGTTGAAAATACAGGATTTGGATACGAGGATACAGACACATTAACAGTAGATGGTGCAGAGGTTGAATTGGATATTAGAAATGGTTCAATCATTGGCGCAAACGTCAAGAATAGTGGATTTGGATTTACCTCACTTCCAGATTTAATAATAAATAGTGACACTGGAGCTGGTGCTAGATTAAAACCAGTTCTTAAATTTACTAAGGTCGATGATGCATCACAATTAGCTGAGATAACACAAGACGCTGTAGTGACTGTAATTAGTTGTATCGAAAAATAAAATGACAAAAACACCAAAAGCGCCAGATGATGGTAAAAATTTAGAGAGGGATGCTCATCTGAGATATGTAACTCAGAGTGGACAGAGCAGCATACATGGTGATACAAACTATGAGGTTCAAACACAAGAGGGACAATCTTTTGCTTTTTATGCTGACAAAGGAGAGGGCAGTGATTCGCCAGGCGGGCCTGGAACTGGAAAATGTGTATTGACTACGCCAGGTTGCTCTGATGAGTGTCTTGGTGATGGTTTAAAAGTTAGAAAGCCTGGTGATATTACACCTGTTTATGCAAAAAGAATGATAGCCAGAAAAGGCGATATTCTTATTGACGCTTTGAATGGTGACGTTACAATTCGTGCAAGAAACATAAATATCCATGCAAATGGTGGTGGTGATGATGGTCAATTGACAATCGATGCATGTAGACTCGCACAAATTAAATCACCAGATATTAGATTACAGGCAGAAAAAATACTAATTAGTGCTAGTAATAGTGCTAATATAATAAGTAAAGGTTTCTTTCAACTTAAATATGGATTCGCACTTGCAGCTGCTGATGCCGATATGAAGTACGGTGTGATGTCAAGAATATTACAAAAGGCCTCTACTATAACACCACCTAATTTAAACTGATGCACATAGTTAAAACTCAAACAGATAAACTCATTGTAGGAACAAATGATGTTTCTTACTTTGAACCTGACCAATCACCAACTGGAACTGCTGTTTTAAATGGCCCTGTTTATATTGGTGAACCAACCATGTCTTTGTTGGCAGGAGGGTATGAAGCTGCCTTAAATGTTGCATCTAATGGTGCTGCTCAAAATCCACTTGATGATCAACCAGCATATGAATCATCGTTAGGAATTCAATGTGACGGTAACATGGTGATTCGTGGTGATGGTAAAACAGCAGAAGCATTAGTGATATCTGGTGGTGGAGGTATCGATGTATTGCATGTTAAAGGTGATGCTACTTTTGATGGTGCAGTTGATTGTGGTAATAAAGGAGCTCTTGCTGATAGATTTGATGTTGCAGATAGTAAACCAAAACCTTTTGATTTAGAACATCCCACAAAAGGAAAAGGTCATCGTCTTCGTCATGCTTGTATTGAAGGCCCAGAGGTTGCAGTTTATTGTCGTGGTAGATTAAAAGAGTCTAATGTAATTAATTTACCTGATTACTGGAAAGATTTAGTTCATGAAGATAGTATCACTGTTCAGTTACAACCAATTGGAAAAACACAAAATCTTGTGGTTCAAGAGTTCAATAATGAATTCATTGTCATTGCAGAGGATTCAACTAACACTGATTTGATTACTAATTTATCAACTATTAATTGTTTCTACCATGTATATGGCGAAAGAAAAGATATTAACCCTTTGATAGTTGAGTATGAGGGAGACAGTTGGAAAGATTATCCAGATCCAAACTTTGATCCAAACAAAGTAGATTCTGATAAAAGAACTTATACTGATCCTCGTTTTGCTGGCCCACCAAACACAATTACTACTTGAATAAATAAACTTAGACAGAATCTGTAATTAGAGAAGAATAGGATGCCTCTTTCAAGACTGGAGAATTTTCTAAAGAATATACAAGGTAATGTTATCTACGTT